GTGCGCGCGTGGCGCTCCTGTATGCCCAACATTTGGCGCTCATGGAGCAGGCGACACCGGCGGCGGGCAAAGGCTGGAAGTATCAGATTGGCGACGAGATGGTGGACAAATCGAACCAGGGGACCAAGTTGCGCGACCAGGCGGACGGCTTCTTGACCCGCTATGCAGACGAGATTAAGCGGCTGAACAACCGGGCAGGGTCTACGGCGCGGTATGCCGCGGGGAGCTATGCCTAATGCCATTGATGACGGCGAGCGACTGGGCAGCGATGCGCGTGGATCTGGTGGAGATCCGCGACGACAACGCGGTCAGCATTACGCTGCGGCGGGGCAATACCACGCTGCCGGCGCAGACGGTGCGGATTGCGCGCAGTGGGCGCGGCAACGTGCAGGATGGAGCCGCAGCCCAGGCTAGCGTTGCGCCGGTGATTGTGCTAGGTGACACGACGTTCGATGTACAGCCAGAGGACCGGTTTACCCATGACGGGCTGCTCTATCAGATTGAATTCGTGCGCCCGAACCGGCGGGTGATGGTGGTGGCTGAAGCAAAGGCGGTGGCGTAATGCCCAGCACACGTACCGGGATTAAATGGATTCGTCCGCCAGCCAAGCTGGCGCAAGCCATTGAGCAGTATGGCGATAAGGTGCTAACCGCGCTCGTGGCAGTCGCCCAACGGTCCGCCGACTTGATGCAGAACGACGCCCGCAACAATGCGCCCTGGACGGACCGCACGGGCAACGCGCGCAGTGGGCTATTTGGCACGGCCGAGGCCGACTTTGCCCGGCATGTAGTGACCATTTATCTGAGCCATAGCGCCATCATTGACTATGGCGTGTATTTAGAGCTGGCCCACGGTGGCCGTTACGCCATCATCATGCGCACCGTGGAAAGCCATCTGCCGGAATTGCAATCAATGCTAGACGAGATTTTCGGATGATCACAGCGATCTATAACCATCTGCACGGCGATAGTGAGTTGCTGGCCACGCTGACCGGCGGCGTCTGGTTAGGCTACGATGTACACGAGATTGCGCGCCAGAACACGCCAGCGGCGTTCGACGGCAACAAAGAGATCCTCCCGTGTGCGCTCCTCCAGCCGGAGACGGCAACACCCTGGGGACCGAACCGCGACAGCGGACGGCTGTACTTCGTGCTCTATCTCTACCAGCGCTTTGGCTATGGGTCGATTGAGGCGGCGCGCAAGCGCATCTACGCGTTGCTGCATCGCCAGATCCTTGTGCCAACCGATGGCAGCGGCTGTTATGAAATCACCCACAGCAATGATCTGCTGGGCTTAGAGGACAGTGCGCTGGATGGCGCAGCGCTGATCACGAGTCGATTTTATGCGGTAATACAGAGGAAATGATGACAAGTAGAGAAGCGCAATTACTGGACACAATTGACCACATTCAAAAAGTTCAATTGTATCTGCAACAAATAATTGATGACTTGCAAAGTCGATTATTGGTACACGACCGCAGTAAATTACTTCCACCTGAGTTGGACGGTTACGCCGGTTTGTCTGACGCCGTGCGCGGATTGAAATACGGAACAGATGAATATAGGGCAGCATTCGAGCCATTTAAAATCATCATCAAGCACCACTACGAAGCAAACGATCATCACCCTGAGCATTTTCAGTCAGGGATTGCTGGCATGGATATGTTACAAATCATTGAAATGGTGGCGGATTGGAAAGCCGCATCAACCAGAAACAGCGATGCATTGACACCGAGTTTAGATGCAAGTTTTAAACGGTTTGGGATTGACGATCAATTGGGGCTAATTATTCGCAATACTGTAACTGTTTTGGGATGGTAAATCATGGCCCTTAGTTTCGGTCAGGCGCCCTTTGGGTTGCGCGAGCTAAAGATTACCAGCCAGGATGGCACGGGCGCTATCGCCTTGCCCGTGGCGCTGATGCTGCACTTTACCGAGCGGGTGCAGAAAGAGGAGTTCGTCGCTGAAGGGATCTTGGTGGCGTCACGGTCCTTCTGCATCGGACTAGACTGGGAGTTGGAAGCAGGGGCGCTAGACCTGGCCGTCTACGCCAAACTGACCGGGCGCAGCGCGGCAACCGCCGGCAGCGCGCCCAACCGCACGGTGACGCTCGACGGCAATACCGGCATTGACTTCCCCTACGTGCGCATTTATGGCCGGGCCGTGGGGGACGCTGGCACGGACGATGTAAGAATCAAAATATTCAAAGCAAAACTCTCAAGTATAGAAGGCACGTTGAGGAATGGTCAGTTTTGGGTAACAAGTTGCGCTGGCGTGGGTGTGCCCGATCTCACTTTTGGAGTATACGAGATTGTTCAGGACGAGACGGCTGTGGCGCTTTAACGATTGGGGATCGGCAAGCGGCCAGCTTCCACCTCATGATGGCATACCATACACAGGGATACAAGGTTGCTCAGTTCGTTGGCTTGGAGATAGTTATCGTTTTGACCGTAGATATAGTTGAACTTTTTGAACGGGACGATATGGTGAACATCAAGCGCTCTTTTATTATCTTCCTGAGATTTTCCACAAAGCTGACAATGGCCGGCATCCCGTTCTCGCGCCTTTCGGCTTTGGCTTACCCAGTTTGGCCCGTAATCATTTGCGGCACCGCCATTCCAGTTGGCACTATTGGGGCCGGTGTAATGCTTGGATTTGTACTGAAATTTACACACTTGACTGCAAAAAGTGTGCTTGTTTCGTCTGATTCTATTCGGCGGCTTTTGAACATCCTTGCTGCACATTTCGCATTGCACGGTGACGCTATTGTAATGGGCGGAAAGGTTTCCGGTTTGGGTTTCAAGCCACCTGGCATGGCATTGTCTATTGCAAAAATGGTGAGCGAGTTTTTTGATGTAGTAGGCAGTGCGCTCTATGGGTTTACCACAGGAATTACATTGTGTTACAACCCTATTTCTTGGGTGCGCCTTCAGCCAAGCGCACTTGCACACTTGGCTACAAAAAGTATGTTTGGCATTTCTAATTTGCGACTGTGTTCTTTCGACGTGCTTACCGCACTGTGTGCATGGCACCTCGACTCGATTTTTGGCTGGCATAAAGTAACCTCCTGTTGGCTATGGGATGCACTTGCTGAGGGCGCACCGGTAGCAACAGGAGGCTGGTTGAAGCATATCAAACTGTTAGCATCCCGTCAATGCAGATGCGCCCTCAGCACCCCTATTATAGCACAGGCGAGTTGGTAATACAATACGGAACACTCGTGTATTTGCAACTATGGTTGCAGAAAGGTAGTAATATATCATGGCAGGTTACGGCGACAAACCATTCGGTTTGAGGGATTTAAAACTGACAAAAATCGACGGTTCCGCGCAGGTCGATTTGCCGTATGGGTTGACGCTCTCGTTTAAGGAGCGCGTGACCTCCGGTGAGTTGCGCGGCGACGATGCGACGGTGTCCGTCGTGGCGATCACCGACGCGGCGGAATGGAGCATCGAGGCAGGCGGCATTAGCCTCGAAGCCTATGCGTTGATGACCGGGCGCAGCGTGGTCACGGCGGGCACAACACCCAACCGCACGACAACGCTAAGCGCCAACGCGGGCGACAACTTCCCGTATTTCAAGATTTACGGCAAGAGCGTCGGCGACAACGCCACTGACGACATTCACGTCAAGGTCAACAAATGTAAGCTGCTTTCGGCGCCCGAGGGCGACTTCAAGGACGGCGAGTTCTTTATGTTGAAATGCTCAGGGGTTGCGGTAGACCCAGGGGCTGGGGCGATCTTCGACATCGTGCAAAACGAGACTAGCGCCTCACTTCCGAGTTCGTAATCGGTCTGAGGGGCTAGGTCGTTAACAATCACTCTGTTTCACGAAAGGCATGTATGAATATAGACGAATGGCGAGCGCAACGGGCACAAGGCGAGGAAGGCGAACTACCAAGCGGCTTGACCGTTGTCTTACAAAAAGTGCATATTCTGGACCTGGTCACGCAAGGACGCATCCCGCAGACATTGCAGCCTATCTTAGAGGCACAGATGCAGGGCAAGGCCACGCCGGCCATGAATATGGAACAATTGGCGGCGTACAAGGAGATGATCGACATCGTCGCCCTTGCTTGTATCAAAGCGCCGCAAGGGGTGATGGCGGACGAGCTGCCGACGCAAGACAAGATGGCCATCTACAATTGGGCAATGGAGGGTAGCAACAAGCTAGCCTCCTTTCGTCGCAAAGAAGCGCAACCTGTGGAACCTGCATTCGCTCGCAACGGCGTACGGACAAAGACCAAGTAGCCTGCTCGCGCTGCCGTCCGAATCCTGGGAAGCGTACCAGATTGACCTGTGCGCTTTCCAGTTGGGGCGGTATGTGGAAAACAAGTTAGCCGAGCATGACAAGCAAGGCAAGCCGATCTACCGGCTAGAGAATCTGTTGGCCGATCCGACGCCGGGCGGCGCAAGTCAGGAGTATCGGTCGCTGGCGGGGTTGGTGTCCAAGAAAATGAAGATTCCTGAATCAGGAGTGTGGTAGATATGCCGATCAGCTTAGGCAGCGCATACGGCGAAATTCAAATCGGCACGGAGTCAGCCGAGAACAACGTCAAGGGCTTGGCGTCCCAGATGGCGGATGTGGGCAAGACGTTGTCGCTCGGCGTCAGCGCGCCCTTGCTCGGCGTCGCCGCCACGGCGCTCAAATCCGCCGGCGACTTCGAGCAGGCCATGAACCAGATGCAGGTGATC